AGATTTACCAGCCCAATTTAATGCGTCAGCTAATGGACCCGTTACTTGTCCTACTTTTGCCGTTTCATTACTTGCCTCTGTTAAACCTTCAATAGGTAAACTATCTCCAAATGTCGCATATACTCCAGCCGATATATCAGTCCATTTTGCTAATTCCTTTTCACTTTTAGTTAACTTTGCTAAATGGTTAACCGCCTCGACGGCTTGGTCTGTCTCACCTAATATACCAACCATACCTTCATATGATTTTTTAGCCGTTTCAACTGTATGTCCACTAGTTTTAAACGC